TCTGATCTGTCCAAGGTCCAGGCCGATGCGCTGCGCCTGGCTGACAACCGCGTCACCTCGACCGAATACGACATGGCCGCGATCCAGACCGAGCTGCAGGCGATCTCCGACCAGCTCGACGGCTCGTTTTCCATGGAGGACATGGGCTTTGACGAAAAGGAGCTCGAGTTCTCCCTCGGCGATCTCTCCACCATGGACACCAGCTTCTTTGCCGACGACATCGGCGCGGCCGTCGAGGAGCAGAAGCGGGCCAATGCTGAAAAGGTCAAGGAGACCGATGACACGGCCGCTCCTGTCGGCGATGCGCTCGGCTTCAAGCGCGTGACCGTCGCCCAGTCCCGCCAGCTGCGTGACCTGATGAACGGAATCGAGACCAAGACCGGCAAGAAGGGCGTCGACGCCCTGATTGACGTGCTTTCGGCTGCCGCCTGACATAAGTAAGGACTTACATATACATGAATGACAATGTGATTTCGTTCGGTTCACGTAAGCCCTGGCGCGAGGAGAAGGCTGCCGAGCGCCGGCAGAAGAAGTCGGAAGGCCAGCGCCGGCGTCGCGACAAGACGGAAGCCCAGAAGGAACTCCGGGAGACCACGCTCGAGACGCTGGATAAGGTTCGCGCTCTCGTCACCGCCGGAAAGCTCGAGGGCCTGGTGATCGTCGCCCGCGATCCGGTCTCCAAGCACTTCCTCACCGATGTCTGCTTTGATGAGCGCGTCACGCCGACCGGCGACATGTTTGCCTGGGCCGGCGTCCTGGCGACGCTCGAAATGGAGGTCAAGGAAAACGCCACCATGGCGCCGTCCGTCCAGCTCGACGGCACGATCATCGACCCGGAGGTCGAAACGACCCTGTTTCTGATGGAGGAGGGCTTCGAATGACCATCTACACCATCGATCGCCGCTTCAAGACCTCTGTGGAACGCACGCCGCGCGTGCTTGAGATTGCCGAAGGTTTCGGTCTCGGCCTCAACGACAAGGAATTCGTCGTCTACGACAACCTGCCGATCGAGGTTCGCCAGGGCGATGTCGTGTTCATCACCGGCCAGTCCGGCGCCGGCAAGACGCTGCTGCTCAAGGATCTGACCGCCCAGATGCGTGCAAGCGGCCTCAAGGTCGCCGACCTCAACCAGATCGGCCTCGAGGAGAAGCCTGTCATCGACCAGGTGGGGTCGTCCGTCGTCCACGCCACCGAGCTTCTCGCGCTCGCCGGTATCTCCGACGCCTACATTTACCTGCGCAATCCCTCCCAGCTCTCCGGCGGCCAGCAGTATCGCCTGGCGCTCGCCAAGATCCTCGATAGGGACGCCGATGTCTGGATCGCTGACGAGTTTGGCGCGGTGCTGGATCGCGTCACTGCAAAGGTCGTGGCCTTCAACATGCAGAAGGTCGCCCGCCGGCTCGGCAAGACCCTGATGGTCGCAACCACCCATTCCGATCTGGTCGATGAGCTCGGCCCGGATCTCACCATCACCAAGCGCTTCCGCGAACGCGTGGACGTTAAGCACAAGGAGAACGACGAGTGAATTTTGGTAAAGCCCTCGAGGCAGTCAAGAACGGCGACCGTGCGCGCCGCGAATTCTGGAACGGCCGCGGCATGAGTATCTATCTCAATGCCGGCTCGGTCGAGCACTCCTCTGACAAGCTGTCGATTTCCGGCGTTGGTCGCGAGCTGTTTGACAATGGCGACGCCGGCACTGTCACGCGCATGCCCAATATCAACCTGATTGCCGCCGACGGCACGATCGTTACGGGCTGGGCACCGAGCCAGAATGACATGCTGGCTGACGACTGGAGGATCTGCGAATGAAGGTAGTCGCCCACGTCAAGCACCGCGGTCATGATCGGCCGCTGGAATTCTACGATGTCCTGGAGCTTCGCGAGACGCCGCTCTACCTCGAGATCCGGATGAGGGAGAAGGTTATCTCCCTTCCGCACACCGACATCATCCTGATCAGCCAGACCGACGAGCCCGGCGCTCATGTTCCGTTCACCGGCACCAAGGATCCTCGCTACATCGCCAGGATGGCGTCAGGCGGCCCGGTCTCAAAGCGCCAGGCGGAGCAGGTCAACGCCGCAGGTCCGATCCATGGAGCTGTGACGCCTGTCGGCTTTCGCCCTGATCCGGAGCCCGCAAAGCCCAACATCGCGGTCTCGCTCTGGTCCGATGAGCAGCTTTCCAAGCGCATCGCCCAGATGATCAACACGACCAACCGCGAAAATCGGAGGTTTCGCCGATGAGCAATCGCGGATGGATCGGTGTCGACCTCGACGGCACGCTTGCAACTTATGACACCTGGAGGGGCATCAATCACGTCGGCGAGCCGATCATGCCGATGGTCAACCGGGTCAAGGCTTGGCTTATGGCCGGCATCGAGGTCCGCGTGTTCACCGCGCGCTGTGCCGGCCCGGAGAATTGCGTGCCGGCGATCGACGCCTTCTGCCTCGAGCATATCGGCCAGACGCTTCCCGTGACGAACATCAAGGACTTTGGCCTGATCGAGCTTTGGGATGATCGTGCTGTGCGCGTCGAGTTCAATACCGGAGTGCGCGTTCTGTAATGGACGCGCGTCAAATCGATATAGAAGCGCAAGGGCTGCGACCATGAGCATTTTTGAGACAGAGACACACATCGAACGCAACGCGAGCCCTCGCGCAATTTTCGCATTGGCAAATGACATGTGGGTGGAGCGCGGGACCAAGGCCGACTGGGATCTGCTTCACGACCTCCACTACAAGGCCGAGAAGCTGCCGCTCGGCCCGCGCTTCTACAAGCTGACGCTCTATGGCGAGACGATCGGTGTTCTGGTGACTGGGCTGCCGAAGGGTGAGCTGCGCGAGCGGCACATCGTCTTTCCGAAGCTCAAGCCCGGAAACCTCAAGTCCAAGATGGTCAACACCAACCGCTATAATTACATCAACGCCCATTTCCGGGTGATCTCGCGTTTCGTGGTCGACACGATGTATCGCGGCATCGGCGCCGGCTACCGGATGATGAACCTGGTCTCCAGGATCGAAGGCAACACCTTCATGGAGATCCAGTCCTCGATGTCGAAGTTCAACGTCTTCGGTCAGAAGGCGGGCTTTTCGTTCGTGCGTCCGATGAACGCTAACAAGTTTGAGGCTGGCATGAAGTTCTTCCGCCTCAACTTCGAGGGCAATCCGCAGGACTTCGAAGGCATCGTTGCCGAGATCGAGAGCTCTGAGGATCCGGATCGCCTGACCCAGATCTGCCGGGAATGGTATCTCAAGAACTCCGCCACTGAAAACACCGGCTCGGCCCGCGATCGCGCAGAGGCCCGGGTTGCTGCGATGAGCGCACGCGAACTGGTCAAGGGCATCCAGCAGATCGCGCTTGCCTCGCCGATGTATGGCATCTGGCAGTGTCCGGATCCGAAGGGCACTTTGCCGGAGCGTCTTCCTCTCCTGGCCTTTGATAACCAGGGTCCGAAGGAGAGGTTGAAGCTGTGAAGCCGCGCCGGACTGACAAGCAGAAGGAAATCATGGGCCTGATCCTGCGAGCGGCAGGTGAGGGGCGTTTCATGACCGTGACCGAGATTCACGAAGCCATCACCTACGACTGCACTTATGGCGCTATCCGGGTGAGCCTGCGTTTTCTCGAAGGTCAGGACATGATTGCAAAGCAGCGGGACGGACGTGTTTGCCGGATCGTTCCTACTCAAAGAGGTTATGACTGGTTTAGGCCCAGGATGAGCTGAATTCCCGTCCTCAGTTTGTCTATTACTATAATCTAGTGTAAGTAAGTAATTACTATAACTAGACGAAGTGAGGACGGGAATGAACTCTCCGGCAAAGACAGCCATGTCCGCGTGGTTAAGTAAGCACTTATTTAGGAACTGAGAATGAGCGAAGAGGCTCCGGATATCGAGCTCGACGAAGAGGACAAGGTAAGTGGCTCCGGGCGAATGAGTAGCGCGGACTTTGCCGAGGCACGCGAACTCTACGAGCTGGGCAAGGCCTCGCTCGGCGAGCTGGCTGACACCTACGGCGTTTCGCGCCAGGCGCTGTCCAAGCGCTTCAAGGCAGCAGGCGCGGTCAAGGACTCGCGTAAGGACGAAATCGCAGCGGTGGCAGGCGCAGCAGCTAAGAGCGCATCAGCGGCGACGGCAGCGGCAATTGCTGAGCGATTTACGGACAGGCGGGCTGACTGGATCGAAGAGACGCGCATTCAGGGTTATCAGGCGCTCAAGAGTGTCAAGATCCTCGCGCACAAGACGTTGATGGACGCACACCGCTCGGGCGTGTCCGTCTCGACGGTTGACGAGGATATGAAGACCTTCGCCCGGCTCAACAAGATCCTGGTCGACAACATCGCCGCATCGCTTGATCTCCTGCAGGCTCACGAGCACGTCGATGAGGAAGATCTGCCGACCCTGATCATCGAGGATCTGACCGACGACGAAATTCTCCGCCACCACATTTCGACGGGTGCTCTGCCGGAAGACACCACGATCGAGGAAATGCTGGGCGAGGTCAACACCACCATGGACCTCGAATGACCGAAGAGAAGAAGGCGCCTAACACCTCGCTCAAGCTCCACAAGGGCCAGAAGCTGGTTCTGCACGACCCGCATCGCTTCCGGGTGATCGTGGCCGGGCGCCGTTGGGGCAAGACGCAGGTCTCCAAGATCGCGCTGATCACGGCCGCCGGCTCCAGGAAGAAGCAGAAGGTCTGGTATGTCGCCACCACCTACGCCCAGGCGAAGGACGTTATGTGGGACGACATCAAGGCCTCGGTGCCGCGCGCCTGGATCCGCAAGATCCACGAGACCCGGATGATCATCTACCTGATCAACGGCTCGATCATCCAGCTCAAGGGTGCCGACAAGCCTGACAGCCTGCGCGGTAACGGCCTTCATTTCGTCGTGATCGACGAAGCCCAGGACATCAAGGAAGAGACCTGGGAACAGGTTCTCCAGCCGACGCTGGCAACCACCAACGGCAAGGCGCTGTTCATTGGCACGCCCAAGTCCTACAACTGGCTCTACCATCGTTTCATGCTCGGCAAGCGTGGCGAAATGGTCGAGGACGCGCGCAAGCGCCTAGTCCAGAACGAATGGAAGTCCTGGCAGTTTCCGACGATATCCTCGCCGTTCATTCCGCGCGCCGAAATCGAGGCCCGCCGGCGTGACATGGATCCGCGTTCGTTCCGCCAGGAGTTCGAGGCGAGCTTCGAAACCATGTCCGGCCGCGTCTACTATCCGTTCGATCGCAATGAGCACGTTGGGCACTATCCGTTCAACCCGCGTCTGCCGATCTATATCGGCATGGACTTCAACATCGACCCGATGAGCTGCATCGTCGTCCAGGAACAGCCGGACGGCCAGATCTGGTGCGTCCACGAGGTCGTGCTCTACGGCTCCAACACTCAGGAAGCGGCCGACGAGCTGTCGCGGCTCTACTATCGCTATTTCAACCAGATCACGATCTATCCGGACCCCGCCGGCGACAACCGCTCCAACGGCCGCGGCGAGACTAACCTCGAGATCCTGCGCGAAACGGGCTTTACCCGGATCCAGTTCAAGAAGAAGCACCCGCCGGTGCAGGACCGCATCAACGCGCTCAACCGCCTGCTGCGCACCGCCGAGGGCGAGATCCGGCTGCGCGTCAATTCCAACTGCCGCAAGCTGATCGATAGCCTCGAGCAGACCATCTACAAGGAAGGTTCACGCGAGGTCGACAAGTCGCTGAGCGTCGAACATGCGACCGACGCGCTGGGTTATTATGCTGACTTCCGTCACCCGATGAAGAAGATGAATTTGCTGGGTGTTTCGATCTAGCTTGACTGTAAGTAAGCATTTACTTACAATCCGCAGCTACTGATCAGGAATAGACATGACGAGCACCGCCGACACGAACAACGATCCGTTGCGTAATTTCTACGATCGTAGGCATCCCGCCTACGGCGAGCTGATTGCGCATTGGCATTTTCTGGACGCTGCCTATCGAGGTGGACGCACTTGGTTCGAGGCCAACATTTTCCGCTACTTCAAGGAAGGCGAGGGCGAATACGCCAAGCGCCTCGAGCGCGCCTACCGCTTCAACCACACCCGCGAGGTCGTGGAGCTGGTGCAGAAGTATCTGTTCAAGGGCGAGATCGTGCGTGGCACGGCTGACGCACCCGATGTCGTCAACGACTTCTGGAAGAATGCGACGCTTGCCGGCGCCAATATCGACCAGCTGATGCGGCTCGTGTCGGTCTCCAATGCGGTTGGCGGCCGCGTCGCCGTCGTCGTGGACAACAATTTCAAGGCCCAGGTCGAGGTTGTGGGTGAGGGCGCCGATGCGCCCAAGACCCGTCCCGTCTCGGTCGCCGAGGCCAAGCAGCAGAACTTCCGCACCTATGCCTACACTGTCGGCATCCGCGATATCCTGGACTACGCCTGGGATGACGCCGATGGTGAGCTGCTCTGGATCAAGCTGCGCGAATTTGCGCGCGACGACAAGGATCCGATCAACTCTTCCGGCCTGGTCAAGGAGCGCGTGCGCCTCTGGACCCGCACGACCTGGCACCTGTTTGAGGAGGTCGAGACCGGCGAGACCCGCCGCAAGGGCCGGCCCATTCGCGCCACCAAGATCGAAGAGATCGATTCCGGCGCCCATGAACTCGGCTTCGTGCCGGTCAAGCTGTGCGACCACACCATTACCGAAGATCAGTATCGCACGCCGGGACTGATCGATGACATCGCCTACCTCGATCGCGCCGTCGCCAATTACCTGTCCAACCTGGACGCCATCATCCAGGACCAGACCTTCTCGCAGCTCGCCATTCCCTCGAGCTCGATGATCCAGGGCGACGACATGTTTGAGAAGGTGCTCGAAATGGGCACCAAGCGTATCTTCATGTATGACGCCTCCGGCGGCTCGACGGCCAAGCCCGAATACCTGTCGCCCGACCCGAAGCAGGCCGGTGTCATTCTGTCGGTGGTCGAAAAGATCATCAACGAGATCTATCACACCATCGGCCTGGCCGGTGAGCGCACCAAGCAGGACAACGCTGTCGGCATCGACAACTCCTCCGGCGTCGCCAAGGCCTACGATTTCGAGCGCGTCAATTCGCTGCTGCTCGCCAAGGCCCAGTCCTGCGAGAACGTTGAAAACTGGATCGTCAAGACGGTTCTTGCCTGGAATGGCGAGAAGCCGCCGAAGGACGATCTCGTCACCTATCCGACGACCTTCGACATCATGGGTCTCAACGACGAGCTTGTTACCGCCGAGGCACTGGCGAAGCTCTCCGGCCCGATCGAGGTTCGTCGCGAGCAGATGCGGGGCGTGGTCGCCAAGATCTTCCCGCAGCTCAAGACGGAGCTGCTCAAGAAGCTCCACAAGGACATCGACAAGTGGCTCGAAGGAACCGACCTGTTGATGGCCCCGACTTCGTTCGGCTCCACCGCAAAGCCTGCCGCGGCCGCAAACCGCCAGGGCGAGGTGACGGCCAAGACGCCCGCTAAGCCTGCAACCAACAAGGCCGCTGCCAAGTAACCGGCACAGCCTGACACCGCAATCTGGGTCGAGACACTGACCCTTCTGGACTACCGCAACCGCCCGAGAAAATGGGCAAAGGAGACTACGCATGACCGAAGAAGAAATCGCCGCACAGGCTGCTGCCGACGCTGCTGCATCCGCTGCTGCCGAATCCGCCGCCGCAGAAGAAGCTGCTGCCGCTGCCGAACTGGCTGCTGCCGAAGAAGCCGCTGCTGCTGCCGAAGACGCCGGCAAGGACGCCAAGGCTCTCTCTGTCGAGAAGGCCAAGCTGCTGCGCGAAGTGATGGACAAGAAGACCAAGCTCAAGGACGCCGAGAAGAAGGCCGCCGATGCTGCCGCTGCGCTTGCAGCCTATGAAGGCGTGGATCCTGCCAAGGTTCGCGAACTCCTCAAGAAGGAAGCCGATACCGAAAAGGCTGCTCTCGAGGCGCGGGGTGATTTCGATCGCCTCAAGACCATGATGGCCGATGAACATGCCAAGGACAAGAAGTCGCTCGAGGAGCGCATTGCCGAGCTCGATGGCAAGCTTGCCGAAAAGGACAAGGTGATCAACGAACTGACGGTCGGCAACGACTTCGCCTCGTCGACGTTCCTCAAGGACAACACCACGCTGACGCCCAACAAGGCGCGCAAGCTTTACGGCGATCACTTCGAGGTGGTGGATGGCAAGACTGTGGGCTATGACAAGCCTGCCGGCCAGACCAATCGCACGATGATGGTGGACGCCTCCGGCAATCCGCTCAATCTTGACGCCGCTCTCAAGCGCATCGTCGAGGTTGATCCGGACAAGGACACGCTGCTCAAGGCGAAGGTTAACCAGGGTTCGGGCTCAAGCACGGTAATTGTCGCCAAGCAGGACCAGGCGAACAAGCCGAAGTTTGCGACCGGGCTCGACCGTATCCGCGCTTCCTTCGACAAGTAAGCTCCCGAAAATCGCATTATAGCTAGAATTGTAAGTTGCTGCTTACTTTTTCGCTTGCATTCATGACCGTCGTTGGATTATTGTAAGTAAGTGCTTACTTATAGTCCACGACGGGCTATGCGCATTTGCAAGGAGATTACAATGCCGCTTCTGATGACCGAAGCCGCAAAGCTGGCCGAGGACGACCGCCAGCGCGGCATTATCGAGGAACTCCTCGACAAGGACGAATTTTTCCACCTCGTGCCCTTCGTGAAGGCGAAGGACGACACGTATTCCTACACTCGCGAGCTGAGCCTGCCGACCGCTGGCTGGATCGACCCGTATGACGACATCGAAGAAAGCACTGGCACGGTTGAGAACATCAGCACCAAGCTGAAGATTCTTGCTGGTCAGTTCGATATCGCCAACTTCATTTCGGAAGTGAAGGACGACCTTTACGACCAGATCGCTGTCCAGGCGAAGTTCAAGATCAAGGCCGTCGGCAATATCTTCAAGAACATCCTGATCAACGGCGACGCGACTGCCAACGCCAAGACCTTCGACGGTCTGCGCAAGCTGACTGTTGCTGGCCGCACGCTTTCGGCAGGCACCAACGGCGCCGCGCTGTCCTACTCCGCGCTCGATGAACTCAAGGACGCCGTTCCGAATGGCGCTGACTTCTACATGATGCGCTCGGAAGTCTGGCGCAATATCCGCGAACTCAATCGTCTGCATGGCGGCAACACTGCCGAAATGATGATGGTCGAGAACTTCGGCGCCCCGATGCGTTTCTATGACGGCACTCCCGTCATCCTGAACGACTACATCGAGAAGACCGAAACCCAGGGCTCCAGCTCTGCGACGACCTCGATCTACGCTGTCCGCGCAAACGAAGTCGACGGCTTCCACGGCCTCTGGGCTGGCGACGCTGCCGGTATTCGTCTCGAAGAAGTTGGTCTCAACTTCAACAAGGACAGCCGTCGTTGGCGTGTCAAGTGGTATACGGGCGCTGCCCTGAAGGCCACTCACTCGGTCGCTCGTCTCAAGGGCGTTCTGATTTAATCAATCGTGTAAGTAACCCCTTACTTACATTGGGCGGGGTTTATACCCCGCCTTTTTTCGTTTTCTTAGGGAGATCCTGGAATGCCGCGCATCAAGCTCACGAAGCCCGCTTTCGCAAACCTCACCGGCAAGATGCTCGGTGCAGTGTTCACCAACGGCGTCAGCAATGACGTAAATCTTTCCATCATCGACGCGATCGCTGCCGCGATCGGCGGCAATCTTGTCCAGTCCGATGGCACGACCGTCATTGGTCCGGCGGGCGCAGCCTATCGCAAGACCACCGTCACGCCGACGCGTGAGTTCAAGTATGTGGAGCCGCTCGTGGCGCAGGGCTCCGAGTCCACGCGCGTCAAGTCGATCAATGCAGCCACCTATTCCATCGTAGCCGAGGACTTCGGTTTCATCCTCGATTTTGCGGTGGGCACCACGATCACGGTTCCCAACAACCTCCCGGCCGCCTTCAACTGCGCGCTTCGTCAGGGCGGCGTTGATCAGATCGAGGTCGTTGCCGGCGGCGGTGCTGTTGTCGAAGAGATCGACAATCAGTTCACCTCCGAAAAGCGCCTGGCGATCTTGACGCTCGCGCGTTTCCCGAATGGCAAGTTTCAGCTGATCGGAAGGACTGTCTAATGGCGTCCTTCCTTTCCACGATTGTTGGGTTGATGGCGAGCGCCGCGGTCGCACTGCCGGCCAAGGCCGCTGTCGACCCCAATCGCTACATGTTCTTTGCGACCCGTGCTCGCATGCCGTCGGGTGCGCTCGTTACGGCCGCTCTCGGCTCCAACTACGTGTGCTCGAAGATCATCGTCAACACGCCGCAGTATGACACCAACACCTTCCGCTTTCACTATTCAGGCTTTGCGCTGACCGAAGGCGGCAATTCGCCCCAGGAAACGGTGGTCACGGGTGTTATCGGCACGCCTGGCAATTCGACCACGATCGACCTGGCCTTTGCGCGCATCAACGGCGTCTTCTATCCGCTCAAGTTCTCGGCTGCTGATTCTGCTGTTGTGGTCGACCAGACCAATGGCATCTGGTGCGATCCTCTGGTTCTCCCCAAGGCAGTGCGAGCCAAGTCGGCTATCGAAATCTGGACGTTTTATCACACCGCCGTCGGCGAGAAGCAGTATCCGGTCTACCGCGTGCAAAAGCACCGCGGCGAGCGTGTCTGGGGTGCAAGTGACCTCGCATCGCTGCTGGCGTTCAAGGACAATCCTCTGACCGCCTCCACGCCTGCGCTTGACGCCAATTATGGCATTCAGACCCAGCCGCAGTATTACGGTCCTGACTTTATGGTCGCCAAGGGCGCCTGGGACGGCCGGCCTGTCGTGCTCGTGCCCGCCGACAGCATCGGCGAGTCGCGCCAGGAATTTGGTCCGGCCGCTGACGCCCGCGGCAACATCGGCATTACCCGTCGCTGGCTCGACAAGGGCTATTCGATCCCGCACTGCATCATCGGCGTTCCGGGCGCAGCAGCGTTTCGTGAATACACCGGAACCGGCTCCTCGATCGCGACCCGTCGCCGTGACATCATCCGCGAGATCATCGCGTTCAACAACGGCAAGCTGCCGTTTACCACCATTCTCAATCAGCTGGGCTTCAACGACGCTGCCACGCCTTACGCGACTTATACGAGCCGCTATACCGGCGAAGTCGCCCGTCTGCGCGCTGAATATCCCGGCGTGAAGATCGTTGCTCTTGTTCCGACTGGTCGCGCCGGCCAGCGCACGGTCACGCTGACTTCGGTCGGCACGCTTGTGACCGCGACGATCGCCGAGACCGCTCATCTAAAGACGGGTCAGACGCTCACCATCACCAATGCCGTGCCTGCCGGCTACAACGGTAACTTTGTGATCAAGGTGACGAGCGCAACGACCTTTACCTATGAAATGCCGGCAAGCCAGACCTCTCCGGCAACTGGCACGATTACCGCCAGCGACTGGTTCATGACCGAGGGCAACCAGGCATATTCCGCTCCGAGCGTCTTTCCGGCTAACGCCGCTGATGCCAACACCGGCAAGTGGCTGCTGCGCAATGATATCATGTCGAAGGCCAGCGCCTTCTGTGATGACTATATCGACACGCTGGATGCTTGGCAGGGAAGCGCCGGCATTGGCAAGTGGCCGCGCCTGGAAGAACTGCCTAGCACTCGCCTGACCGTGGCAACGGGCACCGATGGTGTGGCGACCTACAATCAGCTGGTCGTGGAAGATGGCTCGATCTTCATTCCCGAACAGCCTTTGGTCATCTTCGAGCCCGACCAGCCGCGGTATCTTTCTACTGCCACGGTCGAGAGCGTCGACGGCAACACCATCACTATCAAGAACCCGATCCCGAAGATCATGCCCGTTGGAAGCCGTGTCTTCCAGCAGGTCTCGGTCGATGGCGTCCATCCGTGGAGTGCGGCCATTCGCCGAATTGTCTCGCGTATCCCGCAGACCGAAAAGAGCAAGCTCGTGGCTCCGCCACAGCCTGCACTGCAGATCATTGCAACGCGCGGTGTTATTCCGGGCAACGAGAACGATGGACCGACCAGTGTTGCGACGCATACCCGGTCTGATGTTCGCCTGGCTGTGAAGTCTGCGCCGGTCGCTGCGTATGATATCCGTATTAAGTTTGCAAACTGGAAGAAGACCGGAGCCGCCCTCGAGCAGAACGGTTTTAACGCCATCACTGTCGATACCGGCCTTGAGATCTCGACCACCAACTATCGTGGGGATTTTGACGGTTCGGTTACTAAGTCGATCGCGGCCACTGACGCCGATCAGGAAGCGCGTGTTCCGACGTTGACTGTTCTGCCCGCCAGCACCTCGATGTTCCTTCGCGCCAGCGTCTCTGTTGCCTCTCTGGGCCAGAAGTGGGCGCGCTCGATCAGGCCTGCTGCGGCACTTGATACGGTTGTTGAGAACGCCTCGACTTCCCAGTCCGGTGGCACTGGCGCACTTGTGACCGGTGGCGGTAATGCGCGGACGATCGGCTATGCGCCTCACTACATCATCGGGCGCCCCATAACGCCGACGCCTGGCGTCCTCGTCTGGGGTGATAGTAACGACTACGGCTTTGCCGCCGTCGCAGACGCAAACGGTCACTATGGTGCGATCCAGGGCGGCCTGATCGACGCCAATGGCAAGCCTATTCCGCACCTGATGGAGTGCCGCAGCGGCGACGTGTTCGATTACTGCCGGCCTTCGGATAATCCGCGCCAGTCGGCCAGCATGAAGTTCGCCACTCACTTCTTGGGCGGCTTGGTTACCAACAGTATTCCGACCGATACTGTGGCTGAAATGCTTGCCGATGTTACCAGCACCGCTGCATTTGCAAAGGCGACCAATCTTCGTGGATACGCAGCTTGGCGCACTTGCCTGCCGCGCACCGCGGATGCGACCAATGCAGCCGTGGTCTCGGGCTACGAGCCGGGCCAGAAGCCGGACCAGTTCAACACTGGCCTGATCGCGCTCGTGGGCACGGTTCTGAATGCCGTGATCGATCTCAATGCCGGCAAGGTCTATCTGCCTGGTGGCGTTGTTCTGACCAGCCCTTCCGGCGGCCTCAAGGATCAGTCCACCGGCAAGTGGCTCAGCGCCACCTACACCAGCGATGGAACGCATCTGTCTGCCGCAGGCATCGCCGTTGCGATCGAGACGGTCAAGCTTTGGGCCGCCACGCTTGTCTAGGCTATTGTAAATAAGTAAGCGTTTACTTATAGTGGGCGGCTCAGACCGCCCATTTCTTTTACTGGAGAACCAATACACATGGATATGATGAAGCTTAAGACCGTGACCACCCGTATGCAGGGCTATACGGGCGTTCTCGGCCGCGCCCGTTTCGTCGACGGCGTGTCCGTCGAATATCTGCCTCGTCACATTCGTGACCAGATGGCGGCCTCGATGGAATTTGTGGAGATTGACGCCGATGGCAACGAACAGCCCGCCGGCTCGCAGAACCGCATGATCCGCGAAAACAAGACCCTGCTTGAACATCGCGCCGCGCTTGAACGTCAGACCGACGCCGAAAAGCTGGCCGAAATGACCAAGAACACGCTCGACCAGAGCCCGATCGTGGACCTGCAGACCAAGGAACAGCTCGAAGAGATCGCCTCCACCGGCGGTATGAAGGCCTTGCGCGAAATCGCGGTCAAGTGGGGTGTGAAGCATCGGTCGATCCCGACGCTGATCGCTATGATCCTGGAGCGCCAGAATGCTTATTCGGACGCTCGTGCGGAAAAGCTCGCACAGAAGGTCGCCGAGGAAGTCGCAACCTTCCCGATCGCAGCCACCACGATCGAAACCGAGGTGCCGGCCGATGAAGACTTGACGTCTGTTGTGTCTCCGAACCAGACGGCACCTGTCTCCGAAACGGTCGAGCCTGTCGTCGATGACACCGAAGGCGAAGACCTGGCCGCGATCAAGGCAGCAGCAGCCTCCGGCAATCTCGCCGCCGCTATCAGCACCGAGGCTTAATCGATGAAGTTCTATCCCGAGGATTTCAACGTCGAGGTCATCGTGCCGTTCACGGATCTGAATGGAGCCGCGGTCACGCCGACCGCGGTCAATGCCGTGCTCTACGACACCGACGACGAAGTGATCGTGGACTTTGGTTCGCTGCCGTTTGACACGGGCGATACCAGCAAGTCCGTCATGGTCGCCAAGGCGTTCAATATCCTCGAGGATGGCGAACTGCGCGCGGGCAGGATCCTGCGCATCGAACTGGTGACGGCCGCGGGAACCATTCCCCGGTCGTTCTCCTATGTCATCGAGTCCGAGCAGCGCCTGCAGCTCATGACCAATACCTTCCTGACCTTCGAGGGTGCCGAGATCCTGGCGATCGACATTCCCAACGTCACCGGCTGGACGACTGCCAGCGAAGACCAGAAGAAGGCAGCCCTTGTCGAGGCCTATCGCCGGCTGACCGCGATCCCGATGAAGTATCTGCTCGCACCGCTCGACACGTTCGGCTGGAATACGCTTTCGCCGCGCGACATTGAAACTGAACAGGTCATCACCCGTTCCATGTGGGGCGAGCTGACCGCTGACGACTATGCGGAGTTTCCGACCCACTTCAAGAAGGTGCTGCGTCGGGCCCAGATCCTCGAGGCCAACGAGCTCCTGCAGGGCGACACCGTGCTCAAGAAGCACCGCGCCGGCATCGTCAGCGAAACCATCGGTGAAAGCTCGGTGACGCTGCGCGACGGCAAGGTCGACTACGGCATCAGCTCGCAGGCCATGTCGGCGCTTGCCGGCTATATCTATTTCAATGCGAGGATCGCCCGCGCATGATCCCCAACAAGCTGTCGAAGATCGCCGACCAGGCAGGCTCGCGCTACAACAACCTGACGCTTGCCTGGCAGGCCCTCTATGGCCTGCAGATCTCGTCGCCGAACTTCGGCCATGCCGGTCAGTCCGATCGCATGATCAAGGAAGCCTATGCGATCGCCCAGGACTATCTGGACCTCGAGGCAGACGTGATTGCGCGCGATCTCAAGGAAATCGCTGTAGAAGCTCATCAGACGCTCCACGAAAAGATTGCGAGTATCGCGTCAGACAATCTCGAGGACGCAGCCCTTGCGCATCTGAGCGAGACGGAAAGCTATCTCCGTGACGAGATCATCGCGCAAATTCATCGCGACATCGCTTTGCTGCGAGTCTCGCTACAGCGGGCCATGCTCGAGGTGCGGACGATCGCCAGGGCAGGGCGGCTCTCCGAACGCAAGGCGCTGATCGAATACCGCATCGGCAACACCGACATGCTTGATTTCGTCTTCATGGATCGTCGCTCCAGGCGCACGCCCTCGCGCACCTTCATTCGTGCCCTTTGGCGTCAGACGGCGCTGGCCGTCTATAACGAAGTGGTGCTCCTGACGCTTTCCGATCACGGCATCGAGCGGGCCGCCATTATGCACCTCGAGGAGGGCATCATGGTCCAGGTCGACGCTATCTCGCTTGACGGCTCTGGCGATCTGCCCGGCTACGGCGAGGTCCGGAATACCTATTTCCACCCCAACGCCAATGCCTATCTCGACCTGGAGAATGTCTATGTTTCAGCCTAACCTGGTGGGCAAGCTGGCACGCCTGGCCGGCCGTGATGTTCATAACCGCGCGACCTATACCGCACCGACCGACTGCCCGTTCGGCGCGGTCAATCTCGACGTGGGCGCACAGAAGACCTCCGTGCGTGCAGACAGCTCGGCATCGCGCGGCTCGGCCGACGAAATCGCAGCCATGCGCGCCAAGATCCTGGTGCCTTCCTGGATCGCGATCGCCATCGGCGACAAGTTCGAATTCGATGGCATGACCTTCCAGATCGCCAACCGTCACACCCGCCGCTCCGTTACCGGCGCAATCGACCATATCGAATGCGATATGGAGATCATCCCGTAATGCAGACCCGGCTGAATATCATCGGCATCGGCGCTGCGAGGGCTTCGCTGCGGAGTTTCGCAACGAGGGTGCCCGATGGTGCGCGCAAGCAGATGCACAAGTCAGCCGACAAGATCGTTGCGGAAGCCAAGCTGAATGCGCCGGTGGACGTGGGCAACCTCGAGCGCTCGATCCGGATCCTCAAGGACTACCAGGCTGGCAACGGCCGCCTGATGATCGACATCATCGCCGGCGCCCAGGAAGCGATCTCCAGGGGTGGCACCTACATGGACGTGGACCAGTATGCCGCCATCATCCACGAGAACTACGAGCAGTATACGCCTGGCCCCAGGACGCTCGCCAAGCGCGCGGCAAATCCCGGCCGTTACATCGGCTCTGGATTTCTCACCCGCGCGGCAGCAGACGAGGAGCCCAAGCTCCAGAAGCAGATGATCCAGACGATCGAAACCATTATCAGGAGTGACCGATGATTTATGACATTCTTGAACAGAAGCTGATCGATTCCGGCCTGGTCGTGCCCGGCGTCAGCCTGTTTCGCCATGACATGCCGGGCGAGTGCAAGATCGGCGTCATGATCAAGGCACCGCTGACCGGCATTGCCATCGACCCCTATATCGAGGGCTGGCATCGCACCGACCTGCAGATCATCGTCCGTCACACCGATCCGGTTGACGGCGAGAAGCTCACCTCTGATGTCGTCAAGGTGCTGTTTGTCGAGGCACCCGAGGTCCATGACGCGACCGCCGAGCGGGGCAGGGCACATATCAGTCTGTTCTATCCCAAGAGCCTGCCGATCCGCTTTCCGCGCCTCGAGGGCAATGGTCTGGAATGGTCGCAGCACTTCGACGCAGCCTTTGGTTTCGAGCCCAGCTGGCGCTGAGTAGAAATCAGCATTTCCGTATTTACTTAGGCTCCGCTGTTGTGGTAGTGTAAGTAAGTGCTTACTTAATCTTTCGCTTCTTAAGGAGAATATCTCGATGGCATCGTCCACTGAAAATGTGAAGCTGGGTGTCTGCACCGTCCTCTTCGATGGCGTAAATCTTGGCTACACCAAGGGCGGCGTCGAGGTGTCGGTTGAAACCACCACTCACGAAGTTACTGTCGACCAGTTCGGTGAAACCCCGATTGGCGAACTCATTACCGGCCGTAAGGTCTCCGCAAAGGTTCCTCTGGCCGAAACGACCCTCGACAACCTCGTGGCCGTCATGCCGGGCTCGACGCTGCTTTCTGACGGCGCCAAGGCTGTTGGCACGCTGACGTTTGTAACCGCACCTCCGGTCAACAACGACAAGGTAACGATCAACGGCATCGACTTTACGTTCAAGACGACCCCTGTCGCTCCGAACGAAATCGCCATTCCGGCCACGATCAATGCCGCTGCTGCTGCACTGGCTTCCGCTATCAACGCTTCCGGCGCCGGCTTTAGTGCCTCGAGCACCAACGCTGCCGTTACTCTGACCGCCAAGCAGCGCGGTGTTGCCGGCAACGTGACCATCACCAAGACGTTTACGACCACTGCCAACCTGACGGTTGTCAATCCGGTCGGCGGTATCGACCCGACCAAGGCTCAGGTCAAGGTTTCGTCCGGTATCAACATCAACCTGCTGTCGGTCGCCAAGACGCTCGTGCTTCGCCCGAAGGGCACCTCCGGCGCTGACGACTTTACGATCTACAAGGCAGCCTGCCCTGGCGCGCTGAGTTTCACCTACAGCCATGACGCCGAGCGCGTCTATCAGTCCGACTTCAAGGGCTACATCCTCGACAACGGCGACCTCTTCGCCGTCGGTGATGTGACCGCTACCGGCGCCTAATCACGCCGGACAGCCTTAAGCTTACACCGACCGGCGCCCACCACAGCGCCGGTCTACTTTTTCCAACCAGTGAGAGAGCCTCATGACCACCATTATCAACTTCGATGACCTCAAGTCCGAACCGCCTGTCATTCTCGTGATCGAAGGCGTCCGGCATCCGATGAAGAATGCGGACGTGGAGACGTTCATCGAAAATATGTCGGCGCTCGAAAAGCTGGGCATGGCTGCTACCGCCAAGGACGAAATCGACGTGATCGTCGGGATCATCGCTCGCGCCTTTCCGACGCTGACCGACGCCCAGATCCGCAAGTGGGAGCTCGACCAGATCAAGAAGATCTCGGACATCGCCCGCGGCATCGGCGGCGAGATCGTCTCGACCGACGAAGCCAAGATCGACGAGGCAAATGCCTCGGGAAACGCCCCGACGGAGAGCTAAGCTCCGTCGATTTCACCTTCCTGTTCTGCAGGGTGATGAAGGAATACGGCCAGAGCTTTGACCAGGTGATGGCCCTTACCCCGAGAAGGTTCTGGGCGCTTAGCAACCAGGTGGATCGTCTCAGGGCGGAAACGGATCTCCGGATGATCCGGCTCCTGGCATCCCACCAGAGCGCGGAAGCCTACAAGATGGCAACCGAGCATCTGACGAGCCAGGTGGGCCAGGTCTACGTTTGGAGGAAGGACGTTGTGAGCAACAAGATTGTGATCGACCCCGACACCGGCGAGGAAATGGATCCTGAATTCGACAGGGAAGGCTTGCGGGCGCTTAAGCAGAAGCTGGCTGCCCGCTAGTCTAAGTAAACGCTTACTTAGGATTAGGTGAATGACGCAGATCAGGGTTGAACTACAGCTTGCGGATGGCAGCTTTACGAGCGGTATGCTCCGGGCCGGCCAGTCCCTGGCGCAGTTCGAACGTCAGCTCATCGCCGCCAACCCGAGGCTGGCCGCCATCCAGGCTACCGGCACCAACGTCATCCGCTCGATGAACCAGATGGACGGCTCGACCAAGAGCTTCCTCTCTACTCTGCGTGACCTCTCGATCGTCACCGGCGTCGTCTCGATGGGCCTGGGTGCTGCCTCGAAGGTCGCCCATAGCTGGATCGGCGATATCGTTCGCATCAATTCCGAAATGGAACGCCTGCGCTTCCAGATGCAGGCCATGTCGACCGCTTCCGATCCGATCAAGGATGCGGCCGAGAACGTCAAGTATCTCCGCGAGCAGGCCGGCTCCATGCCGTTCTCCATGAAGGAGATCACCTCCACCTTCGTTAAGCTCAAGGCTTCCGGAATCGATCCGATGAACGGCTCGCTGCGCGCGCTTGCAGACGGTATCGCGGCATTCGGCGGCACTGACGAACAGTTGCACCGCGTTACGCTTGGTATCTCTCAGGTTGCAGGCAAGGGCGTGCTGCAGATGGAAGAACTCCGTCAGCAGATCGGCGAATCCATGCCGAACGCAATGCAGCTTATGGCGCGTTCGATGGGTGTCTCTGTCGGCCAGCTTGCCAAGGAAGTCGCCACCGGCACTGTCGCAGGCAAGGAAGCGCTGGAGAAGTTCAAGGACGAACTGGATCGCGCCTATGGTGGCACGGCCATCCGCACCATGCAGACGTTTGCCGGCCAGTGGTCGCAGCTGCAGACCAATTTCCAGAATCTTGCCACCAACGAGGGCGGCAAGGGCTTCTTTGACCAGGTGAAGAACCAGCTGGTCGACCTCAACCGCTTCCTGCGCTCCGACTTCGCCAATGTGCTGGCGACCGATGTCGGCAATGCGCTCTCGACCTTCATCGACTATCTCCGCTCCGGCGTCTCCTTCATCTGGGAATTCCGCGAGGCGATCGTCAACGTCGGCGCCGTTCTGGCTGCCGGCTTCGGCATCAATTCGGCCATTGCCGGTCTGACCGCACTGCGCGGCGCTGTCACCGCGACCACGCTTGCACTGCCTGGCATGGCCGCTGGCTTCCGTCAGGGCTTTGCTGATGTCGCACTTGGCATGACCGGCTTCCGTCAGCTCAGCAACGTCAGCACCGGCGTGCGTATCGCGCTCGGCGGCGTAGCGACGGCTGCACTGGCTGCCGGCTCGGCCGTGATGACGTTTGCGCCCTGGGTCGTGGCGATCGGCCTGGCCGCCTATACGGCTGGCGAGTATTTCGGCTGGTTCTCCAACAAGGTCACTGACGCCTACGAGGAGATCAAGAAGTTCGGTGCTGAAACCCAGCGCCAGGCTGAGAACATCACCGGCGCCTATATTGCTGACATCGAGGACCAGCTGCGCAAGGAGCGCAAGCGGATTTCGGAAGAGCAGTTCGATAGCGTCATCAAGCCGGAGGACATCGACGAAACCTATGGCCGTGTGGGCGAGCTGGAAAGCAAGCTCAAGGCTGCGCGTGAAGAGAGCGCAAAGATTGTCGGTGATGCGGGCAAGCGCGAACAGCGCAACATGCTCGAAAGTCTGGAACTCGCCCTGGCCGATCGTGTCGCCCTCGCCAAGGCCTCCTACACCCGCGAAAACATCGAGCTTGAGAAGAAGTATGACGCCGACCTGATTGCCGTCAAGAACGGCACCAAGGCGATGTCGAAGGTCGAGAGCGATTATCGCGACAGCCTGCTCAAGAACCAGAAGACGCTTTCGGACGCGACCATTGCGGTCACGAAGGCCGAGATCACGGCTCAGGAAGACCTCTACAAGGCCGGCGACGCCAATCAGAAGCGCCTGGCAACGGCAGCGCTCGACTTCCTCCAGGAGAAGCTCGCGGCGCAGATGGCGGCTGCCAACAAGATCTCCAAGGAGCAGTTCGGCGTTCCGACGACCACGGCTCCGGTCGATGAGGAAAAGCTTGTCAACAAGGGCAAGCAGACGCTCGACAGTCTCCGGCAGGACATTGCCGGCCTGAATGCCGAGCTGCATGGCGCTTCCGGCGCTGTGGCTGAAATGCAGGCGCGCATCGCCCAGAACGACTTTGGCTCGATCGAGGAAGGCGGCGACGCCGTTCGCAAGCTGCATCAGGATCTGCTTGACGCCGCGGCGGCCAAGGAAGGCCTCGACAAGCTGATGAAGGGCCAGCAGAAGGCCCAGAACGATATCGACAAGATCCGCATGGATCAGCTCGAGGAGGAAATGAAGATCCGCGAGGAGATGGCCGGTGGCGATCTCAACGACGCGGAAAAGATGAAGGTGCGCCTCGAGAACGGCTACTACGAGGGCCTTGGTCCGATCGACAAGGTGAAGGAAGCTGTCATCGGTGTCGTGGGCGCGCTTGACGCACAGGGCCTGAGTGCAAATGACGTGTCTCGCGTCATGCAGCAGACTGCTTTCGGTGATCAGACCGTCTCCAAGGTCAACGGCGTCACCGACGCGCTGCGCAAGATGGCTGAGCAGATCCTCAACATCGGCACGGGTCTCAACGGTCTGAATTTCAGCAATCTCGGCCGCGGCATCAACAGCTCGCTTTCGGGTCCGAACCCGTTCGCCAACATGACGAGCTCCAGCGACGCGTTCCTGAACTTCATCGCCCAGGGCGAGTCCAAGGGCGACTATAACGCCACGCTCGACAACGGCCGCTGGACCGGCGGTCCCCAGAACCTGACGAGCATGACGCTCAACCAGATCCGTGAACTGCAGCGCGGCATGCTGACGCCTGAGAACCAGGCCAAGTATGAGGGCGGCGGTTCGTCGGCTCTCGGCCGCTATCAGATCGTCGGCAAGACGCTTGAAGGCCTGATGAGCAGCATGGGCCTGACCGGCAACGAGCTGTTCACGCCCGAAATGCAGGACGCGATGGCGCGCAAGCTCATCGAGGGCCGCCAGGGTCAGGGTCTTGATGGTCTGCGCAAGGAGTGGACCAGCCTCAACAACAGGTCCGACGCCGACATCATGGCCGCGATGAACAGCCAGAAGGGTCCGACTGTCGAAAAGGCAGTAATCCCGGGCGACAGTGCCGTGGTCAATGCGCAGCCCCAGTATGACGTTGCAGCATCCCAGGAGCGTATCAACGCGCTCGTGAAGGATCGTGTCGGCCTGACCGAGAAGCTGGGCACCGAGCTCGATGACCTCTCCAAGAAGCAGGACGACCTCGACAACCAGAAGGGCGCGCTTGCGCTCAAGAAGACGATGCAGGATCTCGACGCCGAGACCGTCGCTGCCGGCAAGGCTGCGGAGGAGGGCGGCGAGAAGTATAAGCAGCTCGTCGAGGCGATCAAGAACGGCAAGATCTACAAGGGCAACCTGGATCCGGACTCGGCCGTCTATGCCAAGGCGCTCGAGGCTGCCAAGGCGCTCGACGCCAAGAACAAGGAAATTGCCGAGGCCAAGAAGAACCAGACCGCGATCGACCGCGAGCTTGGCAACTTCGAGGAACGCCGCGTCGAGATCGCGCGCCGTATCGCCGAGGAAAAGAAGAAGGCGGCCGACCCGACCTACAAGCCCGACAGCTCTGAAATGCAGAAGCTGATCACCGACCTCGACACCTATATCGCCAAGGTCAAGGAAGCGGCCGGCGCCGACTACGAGAACAACGAAAAGTATAAGGCTGCGGTCGCCTATAAGCAGCAGATGCTCTCTCAGCAGGGTCAGCTCGAGGGTGCGACGATCCGTGCCAAGTGGGCACAGGAAAACCGCACCGCTCAGGAGTCGCTGATGACCCAGAGCCAGGCGCGTCAGGCTGCCATGCAGCGCCAGCTCGCCGATGTCGACCAGATGGCGGCCAAGATGCGTGCGGCCGGCGACAGCGAAGTCGAGATCACCCAGGCGGTCGAAGCTCGCAAGGCTGCAATCCGCGCCCAGTATGCCCAGCAGTCGTCTCCGCTGCAGAAGCAGATGGCTGAATGGGGTGACGCACAGGAACAGCTGTCTCAGGGCGCGACGCGCTGGATGGACTCGCTGGCCGGCGGCCTCACCGATCTCATCACCGGCACCGGCGATCTGCGTTCGGCGATCCAGGGTATCCTCAAGGATATGGTGAACATGGGCGTCAAGTATATGATGAGCCAGATGTTCCAGGGCGCCAAGGGCACGACGGGTGCTGCCACCGGCAAGGGTGCTGGTCTTGGCAAGAGCCAGGCCGCCAGCGCCGGCAAGGGCAAGATGGCTGCTGGCATGTTCCACACCGGCGGCATCATCGGCGGCCGCGCACCTGGTCGTAAGGTCGCATCGTCGCTCGCCTTCATGAACGCACCGAAGTTCCATTCGGGCGGCATCGTCGGCGGCAAGAAGCTTCACCATTCCGAAGTGCCGATCATCGCTCAGAAGGGCGAGGGTGTCTTCACTGCCGAGCAAATGTCGAAGATGGGCGGCTTTCAGGCCAACCAGGCGATTTCTGTCTCGGCTCCGATCACGGTCCAGGGTTCTGCCGGCACGCCGGAACAGAATGCGGATCTTGCCCAGCGCATGAAGCGCGAGCTTGAAGGTTCCATGCGTGGCGTGGTGGCCGATGAGCTGCGTCGCCAGATGCGGCCGGGCAATATGCTGAGCCGCTAAAACAGGCTGGGAACGCGGCGTCCTCTGTGATAAAAGTAAGTCAACGCTTACACAAAGAGGACGCCGCTAATGCCCTTTGCTACCTTCAATCCGCCGATCGCTCCCTCCCCGGGCACGTCTCAGACGCCGAAGATCAATATCCACGAGGCCGAGTTCGGCGACGGCTATTCCCAGCCGACGGCGGCAGGTCTCAACCATATCCGCCGTGAGATCCAGCTCAAGTGGGATGCGCTTACGCTCTCGCAGAAGAACTCGATCAACAACTTCTTCACCGGCAAGGGCGGCTACACGCCGTTCTACTACCAGATCTACGGTGACGATTCGGCGCTCAAGTGGACCTGCAAGGAGTGGACGGTCGACTCTCCGGCCGGCTATTGGACGATCAGCGCGACCTTTGTCCAGAGCTTCGCCCTGGACTAAAAATATAAGTAAGCATTTACTTACGTTTCCGCCTTTGGTATGGTTCTCTCCTAGCCGGAGACCCCATGACCAATATCACCCAGACCGCACAGGATCTCGAGCCGGGAGCGCTGATCTCGCTGTTCATCCTCGACCTCACCAAGGTCGGCGGCAACGTGCTGTATTTCGTCCAGGGTGCCGAGACCAACAGCAAGATCAAGTTCGGTGGTCAGGTCTATGAGCCCGTCGATTGCGAGTTCGAGGGCATGGAAACGACGGGTGCCGGCGCTCTGCCGACGCCGACGATCCGCCTCAACAACACCGACGGCATGGCCCAGACCGCCATCAACACCTTTGGCGATCTGCTCGGCTGTGAAGTCCAGCGCATTCGCACCTTTGCCCGTCACCTGGACGACCACGAGGATCCCGACAGCTCGGCATTCTTCGGTCCCGATATCTTCCAGATCGAGCGCAAGGTCACTGAAAACTCCGTCTTTGTGGAGTGGGAACTGTCTGCGGCCATCGACCAGGCCGGCAAGATGATCCCCGGTCGCTCTGTGCTGCGCAACACCTGCTTGGCGCGCTACCGCCGCTATGCCGGCAGCGGCACGTTCAACTATGCCAAGGCCCAGTGCCCCTATACCGGCTCCAACTATTTCGATGAAAACGACCAGGCAACGACCGCGGCCAACGACAAGCCGTCGCGGACGGTCAATTGCTGCAAGCTCAGGTTCGGCAAGAACAAGCCGCTGCCGTTCTGGGGCTTTCCTGGTGTGATGAGGCCTATGTGATGAATAATGTAAGTAAGTCCTTATTTACTTTCTCGGATGCGATGATTGCTGCCGCGCAGGCACATGCACGCGCCGAGTTCCCCAAGGAGAGCTGCGGCCTGGTGGTCGCTGGCGCCTATATTCCGTGCACCAATGTCGCGGCCGATCCGCTCAGGGATTTCGAGATCGACCCTGCAGAGCAGCTGGCAGCGCGCTCCAAGGGCGTCCTCGAGGCCGTCATCCATTCCCATCCCTTCGTGCCCCAGTCCAAGGACGACAAGCCTGTCCTCTGGCCGACCCAGAGCGACATGGAAGGCCAGCTCGCCACCAACGTTCCCTGGGCCATCGTGCCGCTCGACGAAGACAGCTTCGCCAACCCGATCATGTGGGGCGACGGACTGCCTATGCCGGCCCTGATCGGCCGCAGCTTCGTGCCTGGCGTCACCGACTGCTATTCACTGATCCGCGATATCTTCCGGCTTGGCCGCGAGGGTTGCGCAGCGCAGGGCATCGACTGGCCCTATGAGCCGATCGAGCTTCCGGAAGTGGCGCGCGACGCTGCCTGGGAGAACGACGGCAAGAATCTCTACGTCGATCACTTCAAGGCGTTCGGCTTTACCGAAATCACCTTCGGCGAGGCGCGTCCGGGTGACGCATTCCTGATCAGCGTCAATCACACCACGCTCAATCACGCCGGCCTGTTGGTCGGCAACAACCTGCTTGTCCAGCACCTGCCGCTGCGCCTGTCGCGTCGTGAGCCTGCGGGCATCTGGGCGAGGGCGGCCGTCAAGTGGCTTCGTTACACGGGAGCTGCCAATGGCTCTGCGTAACATCGTTCTGCACGGCGATCTCGGCGCCCGCTACGGCGAAAAGCATCAGCTCTCGGTCGAGACGGCCGCGGAAGCCATTCGCGCCATGTCCATCCAGATCAAGGGTTTTGGCGACGCGATCCGCGACGGCTCCTACCACGTCCTGCGCTCGCCCAAGGGTGGCACGCCGGACTTTGGTGCCGTCGACATGGACATCGACATGGTGAAGGGCTTTAGGCTCGGCGCTGGCGATCTTCACATCATGCCGGTCATTGCCGGCTCCAAGCGCTCGGGCCTGCTCAAGGTCATTCTTGGCGTCGCCCTGATTGGCGCGGCCTTCGTCTTCTCCGGCGGCACGCTTGCCGGCACCATTCCGCTCGGTCTCTCCGGCATCAACATGAGCTACGGCTCGATGGCGATGGTCGGTCTGGCTGTTGCCGCCTCCGGCGTCTCCCAGCTGCTTGCGCCCGAAGAGAAGGACGACAAGTCCACCGACTCCTACATTCTGACCGGCCCGACCAATTCCTATCAGGAAGGCGCGGCAATCCCGCTCGTTTACGGCGAAGTCTACACCGGCGGCGTCGTCATTTCCGCCGGCATGGATGCCGAAGACCTTCTGACCGATGTCGACAAGGATGGCGACCACGACGAGGACGACGGAACGCCCGCCGACGATGACGAGACCAATGACTCCTACGTAGATCCGTGGGGTCGCGACTGATGAGCGCCTGTGATGTTCTCGTAAACGGCACTCCGATCCGCGGCTCTGGCGGCATGATGGGTGGCAAGGGTGGCGCCGGCAGCAATGCTGACAACACGCTGCAGTCCAACTCGCTTGTCCGCTTCGTCGAGCTGATCTCCGAAGGTCCGTGCGTCGGCCTGGTCGATGGCGCCAAGTCCATCTACTTCGCCAAGACGCCGCTCGAAACCAAGTCCGGCAAGCGCACCTATGAAAACGTCGAGGTTTCGACGCGCCTCGGCTATGCCGAGCAGGACGTTCTGCGCGGTCATGCCGGTGTCGAGACGCCCTATGACGTTGGCGTGCAGATCACCAAGGCCTCCGGCCCGCACGAAATCACCATCACCAACGAAGACGTTGATACCGTCATGCTGGTCATGCGCCTGCCGGCGCTGGTCAAGCAGAAGAAGAAGGACGGCTCGCTCCAGAAGTCCTCGGTCTCCTACAAGATCTCGATCAAGCCGAACGGCTCGCTCTGGGAAGATTACAAGACCGTCGACATCAAGGACGAGAAGACCACCTCGGCCTACCAGCTGGTCCACCGCGTTAAGATCCCTGACGACGCCACGCCCTGCATGATCCGCGTCACCCGTCTGACCGATGATCCGGAAGACGAAAAGACGGCCAACGAGACCTGGCTCGATTCCTACACCACGCGCGTCGAAGGCAAGTTCACCTACCCGAACTGCGCCCTCATCGGCTTTGAAGTCAATGCTGAAGACATGGGCTCGAACATGCCCGAGCGTGTCTATCGCTTCCGCGGCCTCAAGGTCCAGGTGCCGAACAACTACGATCCGGAAACCCGCACCTACACGGGCAACTGGAACGGCGAGTTCGCAGACGAGAAGCAGTGGACCAACAACCCGGTCTGGGTCTTCTACGACATTCTGACCAACAACCGTTACGGCCTCGGCGGCTTCGTCGATGAAGCTGTGATCGACAAGTGGTCGCTCTACGCGATTGCCCAGTATTGCGACGAAAAGGTCAAGACGGGCATTAAGAAGACCAACGGCACCGAACTTCGGGAGCCGCGTTACACCTTCAACGGCGTCATCCAGAACCGCGAGGAAGCCTGGAAGGTGCTGCAGTCGATCGCGTCCACCTGGCGCGGCATGGCCTACTGGTCTCTCGGCCAGGTATTTGCCTTTGCCGACAAGCCCGGCGACCCGGAATTCCTGCTGACGCCGGCTAACGTCATCGGCGGCGAGTTCGAATATCAGGGCACGGCCAAGAAGGCCCGTCACTCTGCTGCTCTCGTCAGCTACAACGATGACGACAATTTCGGCCAGCCTGCTGTCGAAGCCGTCATTAATGACGACGCGCTCGAGGAATTCGGCTGGCGTGAAAAGACCGTGCAGCTTATCGGCTGCACGTCGCGGACGCTTGCCCGTCGCTATGGCGAATGGATCCTCGACACCGAACGCACGGCCACCGAAACGGTCAGCTTCACCGCGTCCTGGGACCAGGCGCTCTGCCGTCCTGGCGACATCATCGCGATTGCTGATCCGCGCAAGGCAAATGCCCGCCTCGGCGGCCGCCTGCTTGAAGTGGCTCTCAACCAGCTGACGCTGGATGCGCCGTTCAACAAGGAGTCCGGCGAGACCTATTCGATCTATGTCGTGCTCAAGAACGGCAACGTGGTCGAGCGCAACATTTCGAGCTGGGGCATGGAGACCGCCGGCGGCTTCCAGAGTGTCAATCTGGCAAGCAACCTGCCGTCGCTGCCCATGGTTGGCGCCGTCTATATTCTCAAGGCCTCCAATGTCGTGCCGCGCCAGTTCCGCGTCATTGGCATGAAGGAGAAGGCCAAGAACCAGTTCGAGATCACGGCGCTGTTCCATGATCCGACCAAGTTCGCCCGCGTCGAGCGCGACAAGAACATTCAGCCCCCGCCCTACACGCTGCCTGACAAGGAAGTGCCGGCGCCGCTGAGCCTCAAGGTGCTGGAGCAGGTCTATCAGAACGACAACGGCCGCATCCGCGCTGACCTCAATATCTCCTGGCGCCGTCCGCAGTCGAAGTTCTTCATCAAGGATTACCTCGTCTGGATCAACCATCCCGACAAGGGCAAGATCAAGCTTGAGCCAACCCGGCTCAACCATATCGAGTTCAATAACGCCGTTCCGGGCGACTACGAGATCATCGTCAGGGCGCGTTCCTATCAGAACGTGCTGTCGCCGGCGCTTACGGGTTCGTTCACGGTCCTGGGTGCCGCAAAGCTGCCGCTGCCGGTCCTCAACGGACTGGAGCTCTCCGAAAAGGTTGGCGCGTCCAACACCGAGTTCGAAGGCCGCTCGATCGAAATCGAGTGGAAGCACCGCTTTGCCCGGTCGAGC